TCATATTTTCTATTGTAAGAAGCATATACAACATCTCCACCACCAATAGAGTTACCAGCAGCTTGAGAACTAGAGGTAATATTATATGTGTCAATACCAGAGTTTGTAATTTCAAACAATGTAGTATTTAAGATAGACTGTGTGATACCACCAGTTTCCAATGCATTCTTATAGAATACATATGACTTACCACTATCTTCAAATCCGTGATCTCTATGAGTTACTTTAACAATAGAGTTATTATTTTTGAATAACTTGGAAGTAGAATTTGTATTAGCACTTGCATTGGTTTCAAATGGATTGCTATCTAACAACTCATATCCTGTATTTCCATTCTTAATTACTAATTCTGCTGGTCTAGTAATATCAAACTCTGCACGATATAAAGTAAATTTAAGATCCTCAAATATATCCTCAGTCCAACTCTCGGTGTTTTGTGATCGGTAAACCGAACCTAATGAAGGTTGAGTTGTGATGACCGTACTTGTTGATATGTCGGTCTCTCCTAATTTAGATGACCATAACTTATAGTCTATAGAATCAGTCTCTATTACAAGAGCATACTCAGTATCATTCTGTAAGTACACTGGATAATCAAACATGAAGTTTGTAGGAGTTGTAGAGTTTGTTACACCCTCTGTATCAACCGCTACACCCATTCTAACTGCTGGTGTGTCTATTTCTATAAAGGTTTGTATTTCACATCCTCCAGCACCATTTCCGACGCCTTTCACAACAACTGATGGTGCTTCTGTATATCCAAAACCAGACAACGAGATTTCTGTATTGTAAATTTTACCATTAGAAACTTCTATGCTTGCAGTAGCAGTAGATCCACCAGGTAATTGTGGACTCTCTATTGTTAGAATTGCACTGTCATAATTAAGACCAGGATTTGTAATCTTAATATCAGATAATTTACCACTGTTTTTTGCAATAGTTAATATTAAATCTGTATTGTTTGTTGCATTTGCAAGAGTTACAGATGGTATTGACAATCCTTCATTAGGTGTAAACGATCTACCATTATGATTGCTAAGAACAACAGTGTAACATTGTTCGTTTGTAAGACTGTATCTGCCAGATGAAGATGCAACTAACTCAACATTGTTCTTATCAAACACTTGAAGTATAGGACCTGATGCAGCAGAAGAATTACCAGTTACAGTTTCTCCCTTGAGTATTGACATATTACCACTAGCAAAACACTTAAGGAATGTATTTGGTGATAATGTTTTTTCACTACCAGGTACAATACTCTTACCTGGTTTTTCTGCATCTACATTTGTAATGTAAGTTTTGATTGGTATATTTGTACTCTTCTTACTGAAGAATAAATCTAATCCTGTAACAAATACACCGCCATCAAAGTTTTCAATTTTAAATGTTTGTGCAAGAGGATTAGGTCTTACAGGATTATCAGTATTACTCTCTATTAACTGCACACCTTCATTAGATTTGAAGATTGCTGGTTTAGTAGAGATGATACTATCAGGATTCTGTGGGAGAATACCTGTAGCATAATACTTAACTTCTGTGTAAGAGTCTACTCCCTCTTTTGCTTCATTAGTTGCACTAGATGTAAATCTAAATGTCAATGTTCCTGCAGTCAGAGTTATTTGCTCAGAATCTGTATCATAAGATAAATTGTCAATATCTCCATTCCATACAGCATTTTCAGCTGGTGGATATCCAGATGGAAGAATTACGAGACCACTAGCATTACCATATTCATCTGTGGTAACAGAACCATTGAATGCTGATAGAGAGTTTCCTGCAATACCAGTATATCTAAGATCAGGGTTGACCCAACGACTAATATCTCTACCTTCTAAGAATACATAGATTTTTGTGTTAGGTTTCATTCTACCAACATTAAATTTGATAGGTACACTTCTAGCAAATAATGATAATGATGTTGATACCAAACTGCCATTTACAGTTTTAGTTTGTACTCCCTTTCCTACTTCATTGTTTTGTGGACTGATATTAGATGTACTACCAACAGATGCAGTCTGCACAGATGTGTTTGCAATCTGTGAGTTTACACCACCAAGAGAATTAATACTTGTAAATGCTGATGTTGCACCTACCCAGTTTACAATAAATGAATTATGAATACTGGAGAAACTTTCTTTTACATTGTCTTTTGCTAAGAATATATTGTATAGATCTGTGTTTGTATCTACAACAACTGGTTCTATACTATTGTCATACCACTGATCTATAGATGGAGAAACATGAGCATCACCAACATATTGTAAAACAACAAATGGATTTGGATTTAGTGTAGAAGATGCAAAATCATTTCCTAGTAATGATAAAGATTGGTATGGTAATGTAATCATATTACCAGATTTCTTGTAACCAGAAACTGCCCTTTGATCATTTCTAGTATTAACTTCTACAAGATGAATAGAATCTTCTTTAGATTGTGGACGTAATACTGATTGTTGTGGATCTACAGCACATTTGTAATCAAGAGATCTAAGATTACCAACTTTATGTGCTTCAAAGTTATCAACAAAGAAACCAGACTTAAATCTGTCTAGACCAATCTCATCCTTAACTTGCATGTTAAGTGCTTGCTGTTCTAGTATGCTAAGTGTTGTGTAGTATTCTAATCTTTCAATACGCTTTTCTAGTTTACCGATGTCACGCATGGTGTAACGACGGTTATCAACTGGTGTAAGTCTTACATCTTTACTAGTTTTAGTAAATGCAGGAATATATGCGTAGAATAATGGTACAGCATCTTCTATTGGATCTGGTTTTGTAGGATTAAGAGATGAGTTACCTTCCTTAACTATGAATTGACCTTTTTTATCTAAGAAGATACCATCAATACGATCTAAGTATTGTTTCTGACTGAATGAAAATGTATACTCTAGATTTGTATCAGGAGCAGGAGTACTAGAAACCACAGCACCAGCACCAGCAAAAGGACTATCTGTAACTTCTAACAATGATTTATTTAAGAAACCTGGTATGATAGCAGTGCTATCTACTTTTGGTCTGAAGTCAATTACATTTTTAAGTTCTACTATTCCTAAAACAGATGAATTAAAATCTGGAATTTCATCCTCTGGAACTCCTGCATCATGTAAGTAACTGTCTATGGTTACAAAGTCACCTTGTGAGTGTTCAAAGTAATCAAACGCAATAACAAGTTGACCTGTAGTTTCTTCAAAACCTGGTTTTAAAACTATTCTAGAGACATCATATATTGTATCTCTTTGTCCGTCATCAAATGTATATCTTGATGTTACATCTGTACCAGAAATTAAATTACCAGCAGTGTCTATCTCAGGAGGTTGTGATGATGTTCCCTCGTAAACATATCTAAGTTTATATGCATCAGAATATGATAATATCTCTACTGCTTCACTGTCATAATCTGTACCTCTTAATGGAACTATACGATCACCAGCAGATGTAACTGTGATTCTCTTATTCTTAATAGAAGTCTTAAGTCTTGGATTTGCATTAGATACCTCAAGAGTTGCAGTCAACTTAAGTTTAGGAAATGATCCGTTAGATGGAATACTTCCAAAATAATTTAATGGTAGTTGTAAACTAATACTACCAGATGTAAGACCACTAGCAGTATCTGTTGACGAAGTAATTTCTACATCATCAGACTCAACATAGATGATATCACCTTTTGCAATATCAGGTGCATCTCCAGCATCTAAAATTGTAATTATAAAATTCTCTTCACGATATGCAGCAAATCTTTGTGTACCAAATGGTAACTGTGCAGCAAATGTTATCACACCACCAGAACTAGACGCAGTAGTTACAAAATCTCTACGGAAGTAATACTTGATCTTAGTATCATCACCACCAGCAGAAACTTGAGAAACTTGCTTACTACCAGTTGAGTATAATAGTGTGCCACTTGTAGAATTGTCCACCTTTGGACGTAATCTTACGATACTAGCATTAGTGACTGCACCAGGCAAAGCTGTGTCTAAGTAAATTCTAGATTTATATGCTCCTTGTTGTATTGTTGCATATTGCACAATTGCTCTGACAAGATTATTGTCATCATCTGAGAATTGTACAAGATCTCCTTGTTGTACAACAGTAGATGCATTTGCACTAAAACTTGTTGATTCAATAAATGTAGATCCTTGTGAACCAAAGAATGTATAGTCAGTTACAGTCTTAATCTCAGAATACTTTTGACTATCTACAACAACGTCTGCTGTAAATAAGTTTTCATTTCCAGCACCATATTGACAACCAACAGACTTAACATTTTGTGGTGTGTATGTAGTAACTGTGTTTCTGAATAAACAAGGTACAACAGACGCAGCAGCATTAGGTGCACCAGCTGCATCTGGATTCTTAACTGTTATTGATGGTGGTTGAGAATATTCAACACCTACAGCAGTTCTATTAGTAACAGATGCTTTGTATATTTTACCATCGCTTGATCTAGATAATGCAATTTTAGAACTATCAAATTCTAGTCCATTAATTAATAAAGTAGCACCATCAGCATAACCTAATCCTCTATTCTGAACAACAAAATGTGATATTGTATTTTCTCTAGCAATTCTTACAGTGTTTCCACCTTCATCCTGTATTGTTTCACCTGACAAGAATTTACCTGATAATGTCTTTACAAATAATATTTTACCAGTGGTATATACACCCGCTGATGAACCCTCTAC